TATATCAGATACTTGAACTGAACCACAAAATATATAAATGCTGCCTGAAGTTATTCTAACAACTTCATCGATAAAATCATCCAAAGAAAATGTAATTATATCTGCATGTCTTTTATCAAGATTACGAAGTCCCCCACTCTTTCGATTTACCTCATCGTATGGTATATCAGTAAGTGTTAAAGTTACACTATCATCTTCCATTGTAGGAAAGATGTCTATGCAATTATTATTATAAAGGTTTACATTACTCATAGTGAATATGATAGCATAAAAAAAGAGACCCTGCAAGAGGGTCTCTTTGAAACGATATGTAATATGAATTACATGAGGTTCTTAACAGCAACACGCCTGTAGTAGCGGTTGTTGTTGACGGTAAGTAGACCGTTACCGACTGTTGTTCCTTCAGCGAATGGGTTAGCAACAAGACCGTAACGAGTCTTAAAGCCAATTTTGGGCTGGAAGGTGTTTTCTCCAACTGCACGAACCATCTGTAGTGGAACGTATGGGCAGTAGAATAAACCAGCGTCATAAGGAGAAGAACCCTTATAACCAACAACGTAATACTGGTTACCTGGTGATGCGTTAGCACTTGTTAGGTTAGCAGCATATGGGTCAATGTATACTCTGTACTTACCTTGAAGAACACCAGCAAATGTATTGCCTGTGTCATCAACGTTAAGATTTGCATTAAGTGCAGGAGTATAATCCAGAATACCAGCCATGGTGAGGGCGGAAGCAACGTCTGCAGAGCAGAGAACAATGTTGCCCTTCCCGCGACGAGTTCTTTGTGCGATTGCGTTAGCATCACGCTCGATCTGGAATAGAAGTCCTTTGAACTTCTCAACTGACCATCTACCGTTGGAGTCGATGTCTAGGTCAAAGATACCGGCAGTAGCAGTATTTTGAACAGCGCCTTGTTCAGCAACCTTGTAGATAGTTCTGATAACTTCACGGTTAATTTCAGCAAGGATCTCTGTAGAGAGAATGTTTGCTAATTCCGCTTCAGCGTTCAGACCATGGATTGCCTTAAGGTCTTGAGCGAGTTCCAATGAGTACTCTGCTTTTAGAGCTCTGGACTTCGCTGTTACAGTGACTTTCTCGATTGAGAATGCCATCTGTTGGAACTGGTTATGAGCACCGTTACCTAGGTTCTCAGCGTCACCAGTTACCATTCCCTGACCAACTCTGTAGTCAGTGGATGTAGCACTACCAACTGGGTTTAGAACAGCAGGGTTGTTACCACTTTGTGAAGTAGTACCCATACCAGCCTTCACATCGGTGAATCCTGCGGTATAGTTCTCCTTGACGTTCTGACCAGAGAAGGCAGAATCTGCTTCGTTGAATAGCGCTTCTTCACTCAAGGCACCTGACATAGCAGTGTACTTAGAGCGCATTGCGAAAATAAGACCAGTAGGTCCAGACATTGGCTGAACGCCAGCAAGGTCATATGCGACCAAGTTAGGCATTGAGCGTCTGATTAGACTGATCAATACTGGGTCGAAACCAGCTTGGGGTGCGGATGCACTGGATCCAAAACCACCACTAGCACCAGCTGCGTTAGCATGGTTAGTTGGTGTTTCCATCAGGCTGAGACCTGATCCAAACTGTTGCTCCTCTCTGAGGAATTTTTCTTGGTTTTCTAGCAGGACTGCAGTTACAGCTTTACGATGACTGTCTTTGATAGGATCAAGACCTTCATACTCTAGAAGCGGTTTCCACTTATCCTGCAACTGTTCTGATTGGAACATTTGCTTTTCCTTTTAAAAAGTGTTTTTTGTTTGAACTAATGTTAAATTCAGTCTTTTGCTTTAAAAGCTGAAAGTGTTTTCAGATAAGCAGCCATTGAACTAGAATGTGATTCAACACCTTCTGCACTGTCTACTCCTTCTGAAAGAGTTTCAGTTTTAGCACTTGGAGATGCGCCTTTGGCAGGGAAATAAGATTCCTTTAATGTCTCCAATTTTTCACGATAATTGTCTTCACTTTCAAACTCTACACCTTCTGAAAGGTTAGCAAGTTTCTCCTTCTGAGTGGCTGCTAGACCCTCAGAAACAGAATCAAAAATACCATCAGCAATTGACTCACCGAGTCGCTTGTTTAATCCAATGTTCTTTTCGATTTGCTCATTGAGCTTGGTTTCCATGTCATCAAGTTTTTCTACCATACTATGTAATACATCATATTTTTCTTCAGGGATTGATACATAATGTTCTTCAAAAAGACCTTTCATTCCTTCAAGGAATGATTCTGTCATCTCTGTCTTGAGACCTGCTTCAACTGCAAGTGCGTTCTCTTGGAACCACTCATCAGCAACATACTCAAGATAAGAATCTACACGCTCTGCAAGTTCTGCTTTTGCTTCAGCAACACCTTCAGAGAGTTTTTGATCATACTCTTTTTGGATTTCTTCTTTAACAGAAGCAACCTTAGAGTTGATAGCAGCTTCAAAGATTGTTTTTGCTTTTTCTTTGAAATCTTCAGAGAGTTCTTCTCCGCCGAGGAGAGCATTGACATCTTCTTCCATGTCATACTCAGAAACTGTTTCTTCTACAGTTTCTTCTGCGTCAACAACCTTATCCTCTTCAACTACCTCATCGGTAATTTCAGGTGTTTCTTCTAGAGTTGCTTCAGCATCCATTTCTTGTTCCTCTGACTGGGCAATAGCACCTTTTAACTTTTGCATAGGTTCTGCTTTACCCGCATTTTTGTTAACTACGTCTTTGACTTGCTTGAGAGTACCACCAGCGGGTTTCAATTTCATGGAGTCATTAGTTGGACTAGCGTTCTCCGGTGTAGGACCACCTAAGTCTTCCACTTCAGCACCTTTTAACTTTTGCATAGGTTCTGCTGGAGAGGCGTTAGCATTCACAGCAGTCTTAGACTGTTCCATTTCTTGTAATTTTGTACCACGAGCCATTTGAGGATTCTCCGTCTTTACGTAGATTAAATCTATATTTATTTAGAAGTTTTATAAATTTGATAAGAAATTGTTAAAGAGAGATAATTTCTCTTCATCAAGTTTCTTCTGGGTTACTAATGTATTAATTTGCTTATAAGTTTTTTCAGCAAGTTTTTCACGAAGGATGCCACCATCCCAAACCCAATCTTTTCCTTCCATAATTCCTGAGACAAATGCATCAGGAGCAGAAGGGTCAGCTACAATATCAGCAGCGGTTGCAAGCATGAAATCTTCGCCAACTACACTATATCCCTCTTTAGTAGGTTTAAGGGATCCAACACCTCTTGACGAAACGCCAAGTTTTACACCTTCATCTAAAAGTGAAGTTGCAATTTTACCCATTGGAGTTGCAAGAATTTTCGCTCTCCCAATGAAATTAGAACCGTGCTCTTTTAAAGAGACGATTTTATGTGAAACACGGTCAAGATTAACGGTGGGACCGTCGGGATGACCAAGTTCTCCCAGTGCTCTACCAGACTGAACATGATTTTCAGTATACCGAGAAACTTCCTTACGAAGAGTTTCCATAGGATACATTCTACCATTGCGGTTTTTAATGTTTCCTTGTAGAAAAACCCCTTCAATATAAAGAGATTTTTTACCGTTACGATTTTCAACGATAAATTCTACCTGTTCGATTTCTTCCGTAATCAGTTTCATTAGCCTTCGCCTGTAATTTGAACTTGATGACAATGTATGTGAGCACCTGCATTAGTACCTGCTTGTATAACTGCTACTCTATGAGAAGCAATTGCACGAGCATCAGCAAAATCAACATCTGCTGGGATTATTTTCTCTGAATTTGCAGCAACTGTGCATTGAGTCATAAAACAACCGTCTGCCCAAGGAGAACCTGCTTTGTTATTAACAGAGATAACACGAACATGTGAAAGATAAGATCCAACACCAGCATAACCATCACCAGTTTCAACTGATATATAATTTCCATGACCAAATGGGCATTGCTGTCCTTCTGGGAAAGAAAGTATAGTTTCTGTTGTACCGGTAGTAATTCCCGTTACTCTTTGGGATGCTTTAGTCATCCCTAAACTCATAGACGTATTAGCAGCTAGATAAAGACTTTCTCTTGTCGCTGCAGGAGTATTTCCTACTGCCACAAAACAATCGCCACCTACGGCAGTAATTTTTATAGTGTCTGATTGGACATCAAAATAATCAGTCTGAACTGATGCTGCACCAATTGAAACTGATGTTCCTATACCAACTGATCTAATTGCCATTATAGTCCTATAAGTATCATGTTAATAGTTATTTATAAATCAGATTTCGTCGTCGGCTGATGCCACAGTTTCATCTTCATCATTTACATTATCTTCTATTTCAGCAGGTTGTTCTTCATCACTACCAAATAGTGAATTAGCTGCATTAGGACGATAATTATCTACCCTTTCTGCTGACTTAGCATAAAGTAAATCCTTAATCTTATCGCTGATTTGAGACGCAGATGCATCATCAATCATCATATCCATTAATTCATCCATGTTCAAATACCATATATTGAGTATGAGTCTTTAGTATTTATACACTATTGTGTGTAAGGTTATAATCCTGGATCATTTTATAAAGTTCATCTTTCACAAATGGCAAATAATGTTGCTCTTCAGGAGGTCTACCAGGTGCTCCCGAATAATTATTGAGATAAAAAGAGATAGTACTGTATAACAATCTTACTTCTTTTATATCCATTTTAAATGAACACCACCATTCTTTATCATAACTATTCCATTTTTCCCAATCAAATCCATTTTCATGTCTGGCAGAGTAAAGATCATGTTTCAGACTATCTCCATCGGACATTTAAATTTCCCCACCTTTAGGATTAGCCCGATTTATGTCAAGATTAGTAGTTGCAATATTAGCATCGGTTGCAGCAACTGTTGCAGCAGGATCTTCTTCTGGTACAGGTGGTGGTAACAATCCTCCACTACCTTCAGGATCAAGCATCATATCTGCAGGATCTGGAATAATACCATCTTCAATTTCTTGCTCGATAATCTTATCTTGCTCTTGAATTTCTTCAGTAGTTTGTCGAAGAACTTTACGTCTTAGATAATCTTGTGAGAAGTATTTGCCAACATAAGGTTCAGCAACAGCCACCATTGCTAACCTTTCATTAAATAATTCTGCATCCTTTAACTCAGAGAAATGGTTATCATATAAGAAGTCATACTGAATATGCTCTTCCATTATCTCCCAATCTTCGGGAGTAATTACGTTCGTTAGGAGTAATTGGGTCTTCAGTATGTCATTAAACATGTAAGAGAATCTTTTTCTCAAACGTGCAACAAACTTACTAAATTTAACTTCATCTCTTAAGATTTCAGAAGATCTCCCCAAGTTAAACCCACCATCTCCTTCAATTCTTGAGATTGGAACATTAAGTGACTTAAAGAGTTTCTTCTTAAAGTATTCGATGTCTGTGATTTCTCCGAGGTTTTGACCTCCTGGGAGTGTTGAAATTTCTGTTCCACGTCCACCCTCTCTTCTAGGTAACCAAAAATCTTCTAACATACTCATATATTTCTTATCATCACGGATTTCTCCAGTGTCTGCATTATATACAAGCTTGTTACGATATCTCATCATAACATCACGAAGGTATTGTTCTGCCTTAACTTTAGGCAAATTACCAACATCAATATAGAAAATTCTACGTTCTGGAGCACGAGATAATCTGTATATAACAAGACTATCCTCAATCATACGTAATTGATTAAGTGCTTTAATCGCTTTATGAAGATAAGAAAGAGTTGATCCTTTATTTCTATCTACTAAACCTGAGGTGACATAAGTAATAGAATCTTTTGTCATTTTAATACCACCTTGTCCACCCATTTGGGCAGGACTTGTGGCAGGATATGTCATTTTTGGTGTATAAATGAAATATTCTTCCAATTCAGGCATCTCATAATCCATTGGATTATCATTATTCTGATTGGCAAGACGATATTTATCTTTATCGCTTTTCTTTTGTTTACGTACATAACGCATTTTTAATGCATCAATATAACGTAATTCCTGAATCCCCTCTTGAGGATTCTTCATATCAATTACTTTGTTATAAAATAATCTTCCATCAATATACCAATTCCTATAGATCTCATGTGCCTTTCTATCAAAATCTAATAATTCGAGTGTATATTTAAATGCATCTCTTATCTTATCTTTAATACCATCACTAGCCTTAAGATTATCAAGATCAATTTTTACCGGACTGTCGTTTGTATCAGCGACAATTGCTTCATTTACAATATCTTCGATGGCACTATCACACTCTGGGTGTAATGCCATCTCTCTATATCTTTTAATTAAATCAAATTCTGTTCTATAAACACCTTCGATGTCTACATAAGAACCAAAAAAACCACTACTCAAATAGTGATCATTGCCATCATCACTGCTAGGAGGAACAGGCGAGACAACACTCGGAGATAGTGGTTCGGTGTCCTCTATTGAGAACCCAAATAACTTAGCCATAATTAATTATACTAGTTCTTTATGCTAGTATTTAGCTCACTAAAATTATGCGTTATCTTTAGTATATACTCCAGGTTCCCAATATTGAACTTGGAAGTCTACAGTAAATTCTTCAATTGCATCTGCATTCTCGTAAGAAAGATCAATTGGAGAAATTGTAGTTGGAAATATATCAAAGAAAGTATAGGATTTAAGTGGTGTTATTGGAGTTCCACTTACTGATCCTGAAGCAGATGTTGAAGATTGACCAGCATCAGCACCTTTACCGAGTTGATGAACCAGTGCATAAGTCATATAAGAACTAGGATTTGTTGCACCAGTAGCATTACTATTCTTGCTGATACCAGATACCCAAGTTTCAAATGCGGTTCTTAAAATAAAGTTCTCGTCGTTCATGACTGTAATCTGCCATGTATCGAAAGTTCTGTCTCCAGCAACTTTTAAAATACGACCTCTAAAGGGTATTTCAACGGGAGTGATATTGGAAGCAGGAAGTGCAGATGCTTTACATAAGAATTTAAAGGTATCTGCTTCCTGGTTGTCGCCAGTTCTCCATGTATTCTGACCAGCAGCTTCTGGGAATGATGGAATCTCAACCTCAAACAGGTTCGGTCTTGCACCGCCACCTGTGAGTTTTGATTTAAAAGCACTAATTGTTCTGAGCGTTGACATTTAAGGTTTCCTCCTATGGAATTGATAAGACATTATAAATTAGGTTCTACCAGTCACTTCTTCAAAGGCAACACCTGTTCTGGTAGCAACAAATGTTAGCGTAATGTAGTTGATTGACTTAGTTGGCTTCAGGAATATATCTGCCCTGAATTCATTATTGTCAATCACATCAGGAGTGTTATTTGACTCATCGCAAATAACTTGGAAATCGTAAACACCTCTCTTAGCCTGTATATCGCGTAGGTAAGGTTCAACAATGTTAACGAAATTAGCCCTTGTTGTCTGATCGTTGAGTTCAAACAGTTGTGCTTGAGCAGATCTTTCAAGTGCTTGCTCGACTGTTAAGAACAGACGGCGAACATTGATCCGATCAAATGCAGATGGGTAAGAAAGACCCGTCTTATCACCAAATAGCATTACTCCATTTCCAGGTTGATTAACTACTGGGTTAATTCTTGCTGGATAAAGAAGATCTCTTTGTGCCTTAGATGGATTATATGCAAGTTTGATTGCATTATTCAATAATCCTCTTTGCTGACCAGCAGGTGAGAACCATGGGAATGAGTTAATCGCAGTTCTTGTCATCAATCCTGCAATGTCTGCGTTACATGGAAGATAACGGAACTTGTTGTTAAAGCGATCATAAGTATACTTATAACCACTATCAAAGATTGCATAAGATGATGATGTAAGTGGAGCAAAGAATCTAAGGATGTTATCCGTTTGAGTTGTAGTGTTAGTAAGATTTACAACACCTGCTCTATAAGGAGAAATAACAGCAACACAATCTTTTCTGCTTTCTGCAAGAGAAATAAGTTTGTTTGCCTTTGCCTGTGACTCTGCCTCAGATGGTAATCCAGGACCATTTATTAGGTAATCAACTTGAATCTCATCTTTATTACTAAAGAGATTATAAGAAGTAATTAGATCTCCCAACTCTGCTTTCATTCCTTCAGGTATGCTAGAACCACCATAGTTCTGACCACCTAAGAAGTTATAAGTAACATTACCAATTGCGGTAAAGGTTACCCCTTGAGCATCTTGACCCCATAAACCAGCAGTTGTGGTTGGGATAGCAAAGGAAGCAGAACGAACACCTGTGTAAGTAGTGAATCCTGTTACAACTGGATCAGTATTCCACTCAGCATCTTCTGCTTGGGATACATTGTAACCAGCATAGATGTATTCTGATTGAGTGGCAAGGTAATCTTTATACCAATTTCTTTGTGGAGCATTAACTTGAGAAATAGAATCTAATGCTTTAGATAATCCTACATGTTTCTCAAGAATATTTCCTTGAACGCCAGTTATGCTACCAGTATCATCCACGATAACGATGTTAAGACCATCGTTTTTGGCACCTCTATCTTCAGCATACTGGTTAGTAGTAGGTCTTTGAGCAATTGACTTCCAGTAAACAGTAGAATTAGTTAATCCTAAAGTTTGCTGATCATACCAGTCTACTACTGTGGATGCTGCAAAACCTACTGCACCCTCTGCTCTATAAGTGGTAGTGGTAACACCAGAATTATTACTAAAGAATAGTTTATCATCAACCTCAAAAGAATTGAGTGAATTTCCTATTCCGTAAGCAATTTGTGTTTCTGTTCTTCCTGCACCTGAGACTTCTACACGAGAAGTAATTTTAACATCAATTGTGCTATCACTATCTGTAGTGTCAGTAGTAACACCTGTAATAATACCTTTTAAGAATCCATTAAATGTGCTAGTTGTTCCTACTCCAGCAAGTGCTTTGCCATTAACTAAAGTAGTAATACCCCAACCAACTCTTGCTCCAAGATTATGAAGGTTGTTGGTAGTAACACCAATCGTTTGATCTGCAAAGTCGTCAATAAAACAAACTTTTAGATCATTTGACCATGTGCCAGGGTTTTTAGCAGCGTAAGAGAAATTAGTAGCGGAGTCCCAATTAGCTTCATAATCATCAAAACTTTTGATTTTAGCGTTATTTGTTGATGCAATTCCTACACCAGCATTACCGTTATTAAGACCGGATCCATCAGTTCTAACTACCTTTAGAACACCACCATATGAAAGGTAAGATGAAGCACTCATCCAATATTCATACTGGGCATCGGTAGAAATGGGTTTACCAAATACATTGATTAATTGCTGTTCAGTCTGAATATCCGTAGCATCATCGACTGGACCTATTTCAAAAGGACCTGCAATTGCACCGATGTTATCTAATACGTTATCAGCTCTCCCGACGGTTAAATCAACTTCCCGTGTTAAAACGCCGGGAGATAATTGAGGAGTCGCCATGTTTTCTGTCTCCGAGTCTCAGTTTCTCTGAAAATATTTATTGTTTTCAACCTTTACATATACTCCCACATGTAAGATCTGTCTCCATATTCGTCCGTAAACCATCTATCGCCGTCTTCATCCACAAAACTATTATCATCTAGACCATCAGACATAAATCCAAATGGTGCCATATCTTGTTCTATTTGATTCTTTTGTTCATCATATAATCTTTTTCTTACATCCTGGTCAGTAAGTTCTTTAAAATAATCTTGATTAACTAACCAAGCATATATTACCAAGCACATAGCAAGGTCATCATTACATCCTTCTTCTGCTTCAAATGAATTACTCTTCTGAATAAAAGTAGTTAATTCACTTAATATTTCATAATCATTAAATATTAATTTGTCAGACTCAATCATTGTCTTAAGATTAAGAGCACCAACCTTTTTAACAGTCTTAGACATCTTAACTCCCATTTGAGTTTTCTTACCAGAGAATCCTTGACCAATTACTTGACCTGCTCTTCCTCTCATTGATGCCATCAAAAGATTAGCATATTCAAGATCATAATTCAAAATGGATGCTACTTGATCTCCAACATCATTTACTTCACATAAAATAAATGCTTTATTATACTTAGTGGCTATTTCATAGATTATATTGGGGAATAACATTGGTTTAATTTCATTATTCCTATACTTTCCTACAACCTTATGAGGAAAAGTTGTTATATCAACAACTACAAATGCGGAATAATCTTTAACTACTCCACGCGCAACGTCTACAGTTATGAGATAATCATGTTTTGGTTGGGGATCTTCATATACATCTAAACCAGCACTTCTAGTTTTTGGATTCTCATATACTAAAGTTCTTAATTTACTTGGTGCAATAAGAGTATCAACAGATCCTAAAAATTCACACTCAAACTCAACTTTAAATTGCTGTTCTGAAGTATTCGCAATAGTTTGTGCTTGCCATTTAGCATCTCTACCAGGAACTTCTGACCAATGTACATCTGTAGGAATATATTCATTCTTTCCTCTTTCGGCATCGTGCCAATACCTATAAAAATGATTCATCCCGTGAGGGGTAGAAACCATTATGACTTTCGTGTTTTTACCAGAAGTAATAGTAGGATAAACAGAGGCAAAGAAGGACTCCGCAATATGGTTTGGAACGAAGGCAAACTCGTCGAGGAAGAGAATGTTAAACGACATGCCTCGGACAGCACTTGCAGACGTAGAAGCAGCCAGTATCTTTGATCCATTTTCTAACTCCAGTGAACCTCTATTCCAAGACAAGACACCTTGCTGCATCCACTTTGGAACATTCTCATATGCCGTTTGTAAACGACCTAATAATTCCCGTGCAGTTGCTGCCTTGTTTGCAAGTATGCCAATATTTACACTATCATTAAAAAGTAAGTAATGCAACAGATATGAAATACATGTAGTAGACTTACCTGTCTGACGAGGCATCTTACATATATTAAATCTATGATCGTGAAAATTTTTAATTAACTTCTCTTGAAAATCATAAGGTTTAAATGATGTTAAACCTTCATCCAAAGAAACTATCTTAACATGCTGTTTAGCAAAATAAACTGGATTATTTTTACACCTTACATATTCAATAATTTGCTCTTGATCAAATTCAACAGCAGTATTTGCTTTTTTTAAATTCGGATTACCAAGATAAATTTCATCAGCCATAATAATCTCCTACATCATTTCACCAAACAGATGTCCTTTTGGCATTTTTCCTAAATTTTTCTCATGATCTAAAGTAAGGTCTAACATTTTTTGTAGGGTGTTTGCTTTCTTCCTTAACGCTTCAATCTCTTTATCTTGCTCCTCCGACTTGGAGGAGGGGTTCTCCTTCGTCATGGTCCGATACTTGGTAGCCCCACAACTTAGCACCTGGATAAACTTTCTGCAACTGATCCTGTACTTCCTTGCGGGATGGTTTAGAGACTTGGGGGAAAAACATTTTAATGCTATAACTACTTCCCCGCCAAGCCAACATAACAGTTAATATATTACCTGTCTTAGATGGTATTCTGGTGGCTTCCTGAACTCCTCCTTTAATTGGTTCAGGCTTAATAAGATCTATCACTTCGGCAAAAGTATTGCCATCAGCGTCTTCAAGAGTCAAATCTTCTTTACAGTATTGTCTAAAAGATTTCATTAAGTTTAGATAAGATCACAAATATATTTAGGAATTCCAATCAGTTACAGTAATTTCAATACTATTATCATCCATTTCCCATTCTTCTGCTACTGATAATCCCATTTCTTTAACAGTATTGTGAATAACCATTCTAGCATACTGTTGAGTTACTTTATCAATAAACCTTTCTGGTGGAACAGGATGTTTCCATGTTTCAAGATCTGTAACTAATTGATAGGTTTCGGTTTTTGCATTCCACCGAAATCCAATATCAGTTTCAATAGCAACTTCAGCATTAACCGTAGGGTGATCAATACCATGTTCTCCAGTGACTTTAAGTTCCTGGTCTTCATTTATAGTATGACCCAACAAATTAAGTGCCTGTAATAAAGCAGAACGATCTTTAATCTGTGTTTGTATTGTGCTGAAATGAGACATCTTTTACAGTTTGATAGTATTCGGGTTTGTATAATTTATTAGTTATTTTTCCTAACTTATCTTCTATTACTTTAGTAAGTTGTTCACATTCATTAGAAACTGCTCCTGTAACTTCTTCAGTTACCTGACCATCTTGTCTAATAGAAAATTTAATAGTTTTGGCCATGATTAGAAATTTTTAGGATGAGTAGTTACATCACCATGTATCTCATCTATATTGGCATGATCAATGGCATCAATGTGATCCAAATGATCTATATGCTCAATATGACCATGATCAATATTAATATGAGCACCACTTTCTAGAACATTAGCAATCCTCTCAAGAGCATCTGCAATTCTGTCTGCTTGTGATTCCATGACAATATTTCATTTATCTAAATTATAGCATCTCTGTCAACCACCGTTGCCGCCACCATTTCCTCCACCGTTTCCACCACCATTTCCATTACCTCCATTCCCATTTCCATTGCCGTTACCATTCCCATTTCCATTGCCGTTACCATTAGCAGAATGCGAATGACCAGTTCTTAACCAACCACCAGGACCCATTGTTTTTCCTTTGGGTATAGGCATACACTTCTTTTTATCATAACAATAATATTCTCCCTCCGGACATCTTTTAGATGCTGCTTCTTCTATAAAAGAATTAAAGTTTTTCATCTTTTGTTTTTGTTCGTTAGTGTTGTTCATAACCCAACAAGAGTTAATGGATTAGAATAAACAGTTGCTATCCCAGCGGCACTCACCTCAACTCTATTAGCTTCAAAATTTATTTTACTTGCATTATCTAAACTAGTTCCATCGCTTTGGATGCCAACTTTTGCACCACCATTTATTGTACTAAGAAGTGTAGGCATTATTAGTCTCCTTATGCATTAGCAGTTTCTAAAACAGAAACAAGAATTTTCAAAACACTATTTGTGCCAGCAGTAGCAGTAATATAATCACTTGTTTCTAAAACCAATTTTCCATCTAAAGGAATATAGGCATCATTAGCAGGAACACTTGCTGCATTGATAATCTGAGTGGTTGTGCTGGTTCTTACATGTGCCATAGTAATCGTTGCTGCAGCAGAACCAGTATAGTTAGTTACATGTGCATACAAAATAATTCCCGTATACCCTGTAGGAGCAGTATAAATTGTCTGCGGTGAGGTAGTAAGTTGTTTAGTGTATGTTTTAAATCTATTAAGTGCTAATGCCATTTTAACTGAGTGCTAGGATAAAGGGTGTCATTTCATTAAATAAACTCTTAGAGAAAGATCTTCCACTAATTGTACCACTACTCTGATTTATTTGTAAATCATCACCAATTCTAAAATTACCTGATTGATCAGTGCTAGTGTAAAGAACTAACCCACCTTCTTCAGTAACAACTTCATTTGCTTGAATTGTGACACCACCTCGTTTTGGTGTTGCCATTGTAATAGTGTTTCCAGATCCAACATATTCAAATGTATGGGAACTAGCAACAATTCTACTACCATGAGCAAAATATGCCGTAGATCCAACACCTACAGTATTAAGTAAATTAGTATCAAGAGTTAATGTAGTAATTCCAGATATAACTGGAGTTGAACTATTTATTTTATAATAGATTGGTGACATACTTGCTGTAGCTGCAGCATTAGAACCACCTCCACCACTAATGGTAACATCCGGGGTTTCTGTATATTGACTTCCACTACTAATAATAGTAATAGAATCAATAGTTTCATTTTCTACTGTAGCATATGCAGTGCAAGTTTCTCCATTTGGACCACCGGGATCATCAATCGTCACAGTAGGAGTAGAAGTATATCCACTTCCCTTATTAGTCATTGTAATTTTTTCAACGTCTTGATATAAAGTATCAAAATAAACTAACTGACCATCATAAGGTCTATCTACATCAATCTTTGCTGTTCCAGCACTAGAACCTGCACCTGCATAATAATGTGCTACTGTCGATATACCAAGGTTAACTTTAAATTTAGTAGTGGAAGGAAGTCCCTCTACATCAAAAATGAAAGGTGTTTTTTCTGGATAAGTTTTACCACCATAATCACAAGTAAATCCTATACCAGATAAAGTAACTCCCATTCCAATTTTAAAACCATGAGCAGCAGTAGTGGTAATAGTAGCAATACCAGTTGTATGAGTATAATCAACTCCTGATATTGTCAATTCATCCGTGCTTATATTAATTGTTGCTTCTTTCTGAGATATTGCAGCACTGGAAGTAACAATACCACTATACTGTAGATCACTCAGACCATGCGAATATAAACCATAAGTACCAAAACTACAGTTACTATTTGCTACATCTGCTTGACCACCTTTGTGTGCAGTAATTGCTTTATCACAACAAATAGTGAATACAGAGACTAATTGGGCAAATCCATTATTAGTAACTGCAACCCCAATTCCACCTTGATTATATTGAGTAAAAGCATCAACGTTCATTGCTTTCAATGATCTTGCTTGATCTCCGTCAATGTATATTCCAGTTCCTGTTGTAGTATCGCTAGTGCAATTCTGAATATAAGGTCCTTTCCATTTACCACCACCTACATTTTCTGCAATAGTATCTCCTGTGGGGAATCCAACTGCAGCAGCAGGTGCCTGATGATGAGCCATAGTCATATTCGCCAACTTAGTTCCTTTTCTTACATGGAAGATATCTTTTGTTGGAGTATTAGGGCTTACAATTACGGTTCTCTGATCATCACCAACAACTGAAACATATGCAGGAACCTCAATAGGATTAGATTCTGCATAATTTCCAGAAAGAACTTTAACAGTAGTTCCTGATGAAGCAGCACCAACTGCAGCAGAAATAGTTAAGAACGCATTGTCAATAGATGTTCCGTTATTAGTATCAGATCCATCCTTAGCAACATAATAAACATTTGGTGCAGAGTTAATACCAGTTGCTGTGGCAGCAATAGAAACATTATCGCCAATTGTAATACTAGAATTGGTAATTAATACATCTTCATCACCAATATTAATTTTATTGTTAATACCATCAATAGTAACAGAACCAGAACCTACTGTAAGAACACCAACAATTCTTGTATCACCATGAATTAAAACACTGGTTCCTGCAGCTCCAGGATTACCAACAACCAATGCATGTCTTCTGTTAGTAGTTCCTATTCCAACTCCACCGCCTGTTACATTAATACCATCTTGGAATGTGCTAATGCCTGTAGAATCTACATGAGTTACATCATCAAAATGAATAGTTCCTAGACCAGTGACACTACCAGTAAAGAATGCATCCCCACCAACCCATAAAGCATAATCAACATTAGCTTGGGTAGTTGCAACACCTACATTTTTAGATGTGCTAACACCAACAACACTTGAAGATCCACGACAAAGATCAGCAGTCCAAGTGCCAGCAGCTCCTACTCCTCCTCCGGTTCCTGTTATTGCAGTACTAGCAATACCAACCCATCTTGCTCCATTATAGATCAACATTTGATCTGTATGAAGTCCTAATGGATCAGTTGATGAGTAAGTTGATATCCCAACGTCTTCTAAATCATCAAGACGAACAGCACCGCCTCCACCTAATGCTGCTAATTGATCTTGAACTCTATTAGTAAATAAACGATATTGTGCTGCTAATTGTTCAAAACTTGTTGCTTTTTGATCTAAAGGAGTAAGAGGATCAGATGTGTTGGTATTTGGTGGTTGAGTAAGGAAACCTTCTTTTATCTCATTTTGCTTTTCTTGAAGATCTTCTACAATTCTATAAAGTTCTTTAATATTAATAGAATTATCTTCAGTTAATTCTGAAATACTTTTCTTTAAACGAATAATATCTTCATCATAATATCTTACTTTAGGTAAATTACTAATATCTCCTTTTAATGTATCAAAATATTCTCTTAAAGAATCTGTAATAAGATTTTGGGATTCAACATTTTTAGTGTTAAATTCTTCAATTTGCTCATTAACATTCTTTTTAAGAACTTCAAATTTTCCTAAAACAAATTTCTTTAATTTTCTATCGTCATCTTTAAAACGATCATGATGTTCCCATATTCTTATAGCAGTCTCTTTTAATTCTTCATAAATTTTCTCTTTTGTTTCACTAAGATTTTTTTTAACTTCTTTAATCTCAACTCTTTTATCAAAATCTTTATTATCAAGATCTTCTGCTAAATTTTGAATGTCGAAATCAAACTTATCTTTAATATTACTTAAATTATTCTGAACTGTTTGAACATTTTCATGAACAACATCAAATGTATTACCAATCCATTTAAAATCAGGAATGGTAGTATTTTTTATTTCCCAAATTTCTTTTCTAACTTCTTCTTTTAAAGAAATTAAATCATTTTCATAATGTCTTATCTCTGGAAGATTAATAATCTCCTGTTTAAGAAGTTCAGCTTTATCTTCTAAACCAGTTATTTGTTCATCATAATGTTTTATTTCAGGTAACTTAGAAACATAATCACGAACAACATCAATCTGTTCACATATTGCTTCTACTTCTGCATCATAATTTTTTATTTCTGGAACTTCCGGTATACTCTCTCTGATTTCTTCAACTTGCTCAGAGAGTTGTTTTAATTCCTCATCATAATACTTAATTTCAGGAACATCTGGAATATCCCTTCTTAAGTCATTAATTAGACGTATTACTTCTGTAAGATCCTCTGCTTCTACTTCTTCTACAGATTCTTCTATTTGTTCTTCTACAATATCTTCTTCTTCCTTCTCGATGAAATCCTCAACTGAAGGTAAATTTTCTTCTTTTATAATGTCATCAACTGACGGTAATTTACTGTTATCCTCAGTAAAATCATCTATTGACGGTAGATTCTCCGACATTTTATTAGTAACCTTTGTACTTTGGGATTTCTCTCCCCAATCTATTTAGAAGAACTGTTAAGGTCACTTTCCTTTATCATCTTTGCAAGTTCTGCAGTAGATCCTACAAAGAGTGCATTATTAACTGTATTTGGTCCTTTGGGTTTGGATTCTTCTTCTACATCCTTTAACTTCTTCTGAAGATCCATTAATTTGTCAGTAGCATCAGAAACACTCTTAATCAACTGCCCTGCGACCTCATATGCCCTTGGCATCTCACTTTCCTGTGCAAGTTCAAGAATACCATTAATTGCTTCCTGACCCTTCTCTATGATGCTATAAAGATTACCTCTTGTATATTCATAATCTTTAGTAATATCATCTTGAGTAAGTCGAGAGGGTTTTTGGATTCCCACAGGTGCGGCTTCCTCTACCACAACATCAGTAGGGGTAATATTAAATGCTTTATCTAGTTGCTTACTCATGCATAAGACCCATCAAATCCAAAATTATCACCAACCTCGATAAGATCATTATCTGCGGTAGTAATTGTGCCAACATCCGCACCTTTTACGTGAGTTGCTGCAGTAGTTCCATCTTGTCCACGAAGAACAGTTATTTCATTACCGTCAATTTTATCAACATACATGGATTCATTATCAACAACAATATAATTATCAACAGTCAATGCAGTTCCATCATCTACAAGGAAGGTTACATCTCCCAAACTTATATTGTCTGATAGGTTAGTAGAAACCACTCCATCATAATTCTTTGTTGCTCTTGGAGTAACAGAATAAGTAACATCTCTTCCTCCAGTTCTTGCCTTAGTGCCAGAAGACTCGGCAGCAATGTATCCAATAGAAACCTTTTTAATAATATCGTCGGTAACAGAAGAAACAGGGCCAAATAGATATGTTTTTGCACTAAATCTTAAAGTATAAAGAAGAACTCTTCGTGTGCTAAAATCTCCTTCATAATCATCAACCATAGTAATATTTTCTAACGTTACAGGAATATCTCTCTTCTCTCCTAATGATTCAACTAAATCTACTGTTAAAGAATATTGTGGTTGAAAATAAGGTAAAATTTGTTCTACAAGTTGCAAAGCATCATCATTTAATTTACACATAATAGCAAGTTCAAATTGCATATTATATGGAACAGGCATATATGCTTTTTTATTTACAGATTTATCAGAATCTGAACCAGCAAGAAATGTCTGAGTAGTAGTTACTTTTCTAGCAGGATCATATTGCATTCCAATCATTTCAAATGACATTCTAGGTAATGTAATCTGAACTGACTTATTAAGATCTGGAGATTGCTCCAAACGTGCTAAAAACTTTTGAGTAGGACCATACGCAAGAGGAACGCGAATAACACTTCCCGTCTCACCATCACTATCTTTATGTTTAATGGTCATTCCATTAAACAAAGTACCAAAAGAAATAATGGTTCTTCTTAAAATTTCGTGATAAAAATACTCAAACATTCTTCAATACACGTATTAGCTTTATTTAGGGATCACCAAATGGGTTCTTCTTGGAGAAGTCTAATATATCATCTGCAGCAGTTTCAATATTGTCATTATCTGCATAAGGAGTAACTAAATCATCAGTGTTTATAATTCTGACTTCTCTAGTTGCACTTGCACCAACAATATCTTCTCCCTTAGTCCAAGTACCATCTACAATCTTCAGTTCAAGAATACCAGTGCTTGCATCCCAACTATTAACAATACCAGTAGTACTACTTGCAGCACCAGTAACAGTCTCACCTACCGCATAATCACCAAAGGCACCTGTATCAGGTGCAGCAATTGTAAGAGTAGGAGTATCCCCTCCAGTGTATCCTACACCAGCATCCTTCCATCTAATAGCAGTTACAATACCTGCTGTACTAATAACTGCCCTTGCAGTAGCAGTAGTACCTACTCCAGGAGCAGCAATAGTCACTATTGGTTCTGTAATGTATCCAGAACCGCCCTCAGTGATTGTAACGATTCCTAAGGTGCCATCAGCTATTTCGCTTGTTGCAGCAGCACCTACCCCTGTATTATGAATAAATCCAATACCAGGTGCAACACTATATCCATAACCAGGATTTCTTATTTCAACACCTTGAACCTTAGTATCTAATACCCCATCGCAATTAATAATATTATCAATTAATGTAGCAATTCCAACTGCAGTATATGTTTTATTAGCAGATCCTGGAATACTATCTCTTACTGATGAAATAGCAACTCTAGGTGGATATTGACTAGAAGTAGAGGTAACATAATTATATCCTCTATTGGTAAGAGTAACTGTTCTCAATCCACCTTCGGTTACAATTCCGGTAATAGCAGTTGCTTGAACAGCATCTGTAACCAATGTAAGAGTTTGGATATAACCCTTATCAATTACAGTATCATCAATATCATCTACACCAACATCAACAACCTCATCCTCATAACGGAAGAGTTCACATCTTAGTTCATAAACATAATTCTTTTGTAGTTGATAGAATGGTTTTTCGTGCTCAACATACTTAATTTCAAATAGTCTGTCTCCTAGAGGGAAGTATATTAAATCGCCTTCCTTTGGTCTGGTAGATAATTCTATATTGGGTATATTTTTAATAAGAGGGGTAATATAACTACTATATCTTTCTTGCGAGATGATAAGATTTAAATCATCTAACTCTTGAATTCCAAACTTAGATAATAATGTTCCTACTCCTTCATATCCTTCATAGGTATCAACATATGCTTCTATTGGATATGCATCAGTGAACTTAGATTCTACTACCTCTTTAATAACAGTATTCTTTTTCATATACTGTCTAGGTAGATAATAAATTTCTACGCCATACATGCGTAGTTGTTCATTAATTAAATCTTGAACAAGATTTTGTTCACTGGTTGCACCTTGTTGAAAATACGGATTAAGAGCCATGGCACTAACCTACCATGTCTAACGGTGGCAACTCGTATGTACTAGACATTTTCTCCAATAACATATCAATGTCTCTTTGACCATCATCATAGATTTGTCTACCATTAAGTTCTATTCCGCCAGGAAGTTTTACTCCTCCAAACTTAAGTAAATTTTGACCCCACTGCCTCTTCATTAAAGCAGTAGCATACATTTTTAAGAATTGAGCATTCCAAACTCTATCATAATCACTAGGATCTAAAAGTCTATAACAATCCATTATCAACCAATCACCTTCTGTCAAACTTCCCCAATCAATATCTAGATATAATCTATCTTGTCTTTTATTAAATCTAATTTGCTTTTCTGTAGTTAAAAGAAAATTAATATCTTCCAAGTATGTTTTTGTCATTGCATAACTTAAAAGTTCAGTAGAACCCCAATAATAAATATCATTCAAAAATAATTGATACTTAACACTAAACATATTATTTGTCATAGTGTTACTTCCATCAAAATGGAAGATTTTACTTACTCCTAAAACTTCTGGAGGAACTTGTAAAAAATTATTATTTTCTTCCCAATTAAAGGAGGATGTTATACCAACAGTAGATGTTGCAGTTGTAGTTGTTATTCCTACAGGTTCTGATGCACCAGGACCTTTTGCCCTATCAATATCTGTTTGTCTTACCTTATACTTTAAATATGTTTGTGCAGCACCATCATATGCTCTCTCTTGGAACATCTGTAAAGCATCATCAATTAAATCTTCACACTGCTCCGAAGCAAGGTTAATCTCCAACACAGGAGCACCCAACTGCCTTAAGCAATATGTTTTAAAATCCGATCTACTTGATGGTTGCATTTATACAATTACCCTGAGTATATTTATGGAGATGAAGAGATACCAGCTACTACTAAAATAGTTCCAGATGCTACATCATAGATTGTTGAAGCAGTTCCAGCTCTAGTGAATGTCACTGCTGTTCCTGGCATGACTTTAGAAGAAATGGTATTAGCAGCTCCCACTTCAATAACATTAGTATTGGTACTTATTCCCACTACCGGAGCATCTTTAATACTGGAAAAAGTAACAGAATCTCCGACAGCAACATTGGATTTAGAATTTATAGTAAATGCAGTTGTTCCAATACCAGCAGTAGATCCTGCAGAAATAGCAGTAGTTAATACACTTTCTGTTTCAGTATCTCCTGTAAGTAAAAGATTCCAAACGTATCTTCCTGCACTTAAATCCGTAGTTTGAGTTGCTGCTAAGGATACATCAAACTTACCACCAGCAGCACTGGTAAATCCAACATTAAAAGTTCTATTTGCACCTAAAGTTGCTCCTACAGCAACACTTTTTGCCATTTGAGAAGAACCACTCCATCCCGTAAAATCAAAAGCGGATCCATTGGGTCTAGTAATAGTAAACCCATCTTTAAAAGTTGATCTAGTATTAATTACTAAATTAACACCTTGTGCTACTCCTGCATCAGGATCAAATTTGAAAGAATGTTGTGCCATTAGATACTTCTCTCTGCTAAGGCTTTAAGTAAAGATTTAATTTCACTAATTTCAGATTCTAAATGATTTAATCGATCATGTTCATTCTCTTGAAATTTCTTACGAGCCATGTAAGATTCATATCCAGATTCATTAGTATTAATAATGGCATTAGAATTAGTATCTCTAAAGAGATAATTCTCACCTTCAACTGGAATAAGATTATTTTCCATTATGCAAGTGCTATAGCTCGTAGATCAGCAATAACAGGAACAATAGCCTGATTTGTTGAAGTCATAATTAATTTAATCCGGAATATCTTAAATGCAGGAAGTTCATCAACTGTCCACTCAATTTCTTTAAATGATCTAGGACCAGGAACAAAATCATATAAAGAATTCTTCTTCAATTGAACATCCGGAGTTCCATTATTTGCTGAAGGATCTTTTATTCTTCCATTATTTCTTCCTGTATCAAGATTTGCAAATCCAGGGAATGGTGTAAATATTACACTTTCTTCCATATCATTTTGAATAGCATAGAATGCTCTAATATCATTAGAATCTTGAATTGCACCGGTTAATATCACTCTAATAGCAGTGGCAGAATTTTGTAAATTAACTGGTTTAGAAGCATAGTAGAATGCGTTAGGATCAGTTTCAAGACTATTAGATCTCTTATCACTAACATAATCAGTAATAGGATTATTAATTCTATTAGAAGTAAATATTACATTACTTCTTGACATATCAATACATGGAGATAACCGAGAATCTACACTTAATAAATTCATATTCATTGTGAATGATTTTCTTCCAGGTAGAGTCTGAAGACGTGCATCCTCATTTACCTTAGAAGCAATTATTCTAGGCGAATCAAAGAAATTCTGGGTTCCTAATGAAATAGGTTGGAATCCCTTATCTACATAAGGACTTTCATTTCCATTAACACTCTTACCACTTACTGTTCTTACTGAAGCAGAAAGATTAGTAAATTTAGGAGTAATAGTTTGAATCTCAGGTGTTATAATTTCAAATGGAACATTATAAGTAGATTTAACATCTGTTCCACCTACTTTCTTTGTTTCATTAAAGAATAATTTAGGGAAAGTCGCACCAGTTCTATCAGTTATATCAGTTCCAGAAGACATATCTGCCTTAAGATAGAAATGATCTAAACCTATTTGCTCTGTAATGTCACCATCGCTCAAATCATGAGTCTTATTAATTCTTAGTAGAGATATTCCATTCATCTCATACTTATAAACTAAATCTGAACTAGAGTGTGGGAAAGCAACACTACCATCTCTTGCCCTGGTAATGCCTGTAAGATTATTGCCAGAATAACCAGTATACTTAATAACTTCATTTCCAATCTTAACAAAACCAGGATTAGTAGTTCCAACCCCCACATTTTCAAACTCAGTAAAGTTTGTTGTGCTTGCCACTACAATACTTCCTGTAGAAGATGCAGAATAATCAGAACTTAATGTTGTAGGTGTAACATCAGATAATGCGTTAGTAAGAGTTGCCTTATTAACATCAGCAATCATTCCATGATTTCTTTGATTTACTTTGAAATGTAATCCATCATACACAGTTTCAGGAGTTCCTGATAATATAACGGCACCATTAGGTCCTTGATAAGCACCATTCATTGTGGTTGCAACACCAACACTTGTATAGTAACTTAAACTATATGCCGTACCTACTTGGAAGTCTCCTTGCACTTCAGTAAGTTTTAGCTCATTAATACCAGCAATTTCTTGAACACTTAATCTAAGATTTCTACCCAGTGAAGATATACCAATACTGGAAACAGTAAGAACATCGCCAACAGAATATCCAGTTCCACCATTTGTTATACTTGCAGCACTTACTGCACCAGCAGTCACAGTCACAACTCCAGTTGCATTTCTTCCATTACCGGTAACATTAGTTAGAGTTAGTCCACTAAATGTAGCAGATCCGCTACTTGGAGTGTATCCAATACCAGCATTAAGAATCCTAAGATCACCATGTGCAGTTCCAGCACTTCCTACATACTTACCTGTTGCATTAGAAGTCGATTGAATAACAGTATTACCCTTAGCCAATCCAGTATCTTGAATTGTAGTTCCAACACCAACTCTAATAGTTTTTGAATCAATATCAAATGGATTTTGTCTAAGTAATCCAATATCGGTTGGAAGACTAGGATTAAAGAATTGAACGGATCCTTCACTAGTAAAGTCTGCTCTGTATAACTTAAACTTAAGATCTTCATACTGACTAGCATCCCAACTAGAAGCATTCTGAGATTTAAATAGTGATCCTAAAATAGGCTGACTTGTTACTAAAACAGTTCCTGCTTCTTGAGAAGTAGAAGTTACATCTGCTTCTCCAATCCTAGAAATCCATACCGTATATTCTGTAGAATGAGAAAGAAGAACAAGTGCATATTCTCTCTGACCATTTAGATAAACAGGGGAATCAAATGTTATTGTAGTAGCAACTGATGCATCATCAGAAACATTAACATTTGCTGCAGGTACTTCAACTTCTGAGAAAGGAAGAATTTTTAAAGTAGGAAGACCAGTTTGAATTTCTCTTAATTGAGCAAATACTGGTAATGTATTATCTTTTGTTCTAAAGAATACATCTACCTTTGTAATAAAGATGCCTGTTTGATCATCAACAAAGAAAGATTGTGCTAATGGGTCAATTATGTTTGTTTCATTAGTAACATTAGTAACGTTAGTAATTTGTTGAGCAACAATCTGAGTAGAAGAAGTAGAAGTATCACTGGCTTCAGCTGTTGCAGTTGAAGAAGCAGTTAAAGTTCTAGTTTCTGTAAAGTCTTCATGAGTAACTCTTGCATTTCTAAGAGAAAGAGTAACTTCTTGTGTGTTATCAAGATCACCTTGAGAGTAGAATATTTCTTCTGCAGAAGTAGTTACCACTCCACCAGTTCTATCATTTGTAGAACTGTTAGTTAATCTAAAGACACCACGACCAGTCTCAAACTGAGGATTGTTAGAAACATTTCCATCAGGAACCATATAAGATCCAATTACAGTTCCAACTCTATCAGATAACAATCTTACATTATTGATAGTTGCAACTGCACCACTAGTTTGACCTCTTAAAGTCATACCGTTCTGAATCCATCCCCAATATTCAGGCTGTCTTTCATTGGCAAGGCTAGCACAATCAATATTTAAAGTTGTACTAGTTGAAGAGTATGCTGAAGGAACATTATTTTCTCTATCATATGGATTCTGGTCATAAACATCAGTCGGATCATTAAAAGGACCATACTTATGATTTGAATTAGCAACTCTAAATGAAATATATGGAACAGTACTTTGATCAATGGAAGCAATCTGATCACTAATTTGCATCTCTCCAATAACTTGCTCTCCTACTTGGAATGTTCCAGATTCCATAACAATTTCTAATAGTTTTGGAGAACAGAAACTATTAACATCAACATTATCATAGAATCCATAAACCTGAGTATTAGGTTTCATCCTCTTACCAGTGAAGCGGATGTTCCTCTGCCTCATAAATTGGATAATGTTTCTACTTACAATCCTATCTCCCAAAGATTCAGTATCAATTTGTTCTCTAATAGTAGATTGAACACCAGTTCTTTGTTGATCTAGATTAGTTTCTAAACTTACACTACCATTAACACTAACAGAAGTTGTGCTTTCAATAGATTCTGTACTTCCTCCAGGACCAGTATTATTAGAACTCATAGATGTATCAACATCTACACCTAAAGTCATCCCAAGATCTTGACTAATATTGTTAGTTTCCCATGAATTCCAGATAATAGGAGTTACACCTAATCTTGATCCATCAGGTTGATCAGTAATTTCTGCCCTCAATGCTTCAGCAACACCACGGAAAGAACCTTCCATCATTACATCTCTCAGTTCTAACCTATTAACATCAATCCATACATCAACACTAGGTTCAAGTTGAATAGATCCCTCATAGTTCATTACCAAATAAGGAGTTACATTTTCAACTCTAGTTGCAAATGGTTGATCTAACCATTCAACATCATCATAATCAAGAGTTACAACATCACCTGTTCTCTTAATATTAGTGCCTGTAATATTTTTAAGATAGCTTAAATCAGCATTTGTATTAGTAGTTGTTCCAAGTCCAGCAATTGCATCCGAACCCAACTCCAAATTAACAGAAGTAGTATAATGAGAAGGTCTCATTTGACCCATCTTAAGATCTACACTATTTTTAACTCCAACAGTAAGATCCTGAACTCCTACGGAAGAAAAATTATCAATTAAGAATCCTGACTTAAACCTATTCTGCCCTTGAGCATCAGCAACAAAGAGGTTAGCAGTATTATTCTCTAATAGTGATAAAGTGGTATAATACTCTAAGTTTTTAATTCTATTCTCTAATTTGTAGATATCAGTCATCTGATATCTCTTATGATCTACATAAGTAATTTGAGCATTCTTAACATCATAGAGGTATGGTGGAAGAGCAATATTAGCTACGTTAATAGCATCATTAACTGCTCCAGGTAGTTTAGGATTATCTGATGGTTCTCCTATTTTAACTTGGAATACGCCATCCTTAGTAAGATAAATTCTATCAAGTCTAGGAAGATAATAACGGAATGATAAAGTTTCTGATTCGTCAGAAGCAAAGATATATTTTGCACTATGTAAATCACCTGTAAATGATCTTCCTCCAAATTCAAATGGAGATGCAGTATCTACGGCAACAGTATAATCATTAACTCTAGGTCTTGCATCAATAATATCAGTATTTCTAAATGCTCCTATAGATTGAATTTCAGTTCCATAATTAAACCCGTTATAAGAATTAACAGTAGTTACATCTCCAGTATCTGAAGATTCATAATATCCCTTAGAATAAATTATTTTTACACTCTTTCTTGGAGCAGGAACACCCTGTTTTCTTAGAATATAACTAAAGTCATAGTAATTTAAAGTTTGACCGTTATAAAAAGTATAATTATCTGTTATATTTGTGCTACCTTGATCTAAAGTAGAAGAAATAGCATTAACTCCAGAATCTAAGAAATTAATAATTTCACCATTTTGGAAAACATTTTTATTTAAGTAAATAAAGGAAATTTTACTACTATTAACTTGAACAGCATACATTCCTCTAGCACCACTCACCGTTCCTACAAATTCTTCTCCAATGATTAAATCATCAGTTTTTCCTGTAGGTCCATCCATGGAACCAAGGACAATATTGGGAAGAACAGCCTCATCAGTATTACTTGATTCATATATTCCATGAATCTTAATTACATCAGGAACATTAAGAGAAATCTTTTCATCTTGAACTCTAGTTCCATATGGATAATTACCATAAGTTAATCCATCATTTCTAGTTGTAGAAAGAGTTCCTGCATTAGTTCCAGAACCTTCTTCATTAGACTTATTAACTATAAGTGTTTCTATTATTCCTTTTTTCTTAGACTTAGAAGTTACCTTACTCTTTCTAAGAGTAGCAATCAATCTTGCTTCCCCACTACTATCATTAGCACCTAATCCATTAATTTGAAGACTTGTGCTACCATTAGTATAATCAAATTGATCAGCAGCAAGTTTTTCAGTAGATCCATCACCTCTAGTTAATACATATCTTTCTTCATCAAAAGGTAAAAAGACTAGATCAGAACCAGACGCGACGGAAATAACATTAGAAGAATTACTTGTAATAGTTACATCAAATTCTTTACGAATAATAATAGAAGAACCTTCCAAATCTACAGAAGAAATATTCTTCTTAGGAAGAGGTGCAAAAATTCTTTCGTTATTTTCAGTTCTCTCAGTTTCTGTGGTCAAAACAGTAAGATCTGTTACTGAAATAGCATTAAGATCAAACCCACCATCACAAATTCCACTAACAGTTGTTACTCCACTAAGAACAAGAGAGTTTGTATTTACCTGATCAACCTTAGCAAAAGATGGATCAGTTTTTCCATCACGAGTATACTTAACATAATTACCGCTTGTTACAATCCCAGGGAAAGTAGTAGTAGGACTTGTAAATGTTGCAATAAATCCTTTTGTTTGAGTAATACCAGTTATGCTACCAACACCAATTTTAATGGCATCTGAAGGAATAACATCAGCAGAGAATGTAGATCCTGCACCAGCATTATCATGATTGACTAAAGAATATACAGATCTAACATCTCCTAGTCCATAATTAGTCCACCCAACACTTACTCTAGTATCAGTAGAATTATCAAAAACTAATTTTTCACCATTAATAAAGTTTCCAGATATTTGATAAACAGTTAATGCAGCACCAGCAGATACGGCATTTTTAAGGAATGCAGTTGCTCCACTAGAATCGCCTTTAATATGAGTTGGAACACTTAAAGTAACTGGTTCATTAAGTTCAATATCTCCAAAAGTCTGAACATCATATACTGAAAGATCCCATCTATTTAAATTGTAATTACTTAACTCATAACCACCAGATTCCAAAGCATAATCATATATCCTAGCAATACCAATTTCTTTTCCTGCAGGGGTTAATGAATTTATACCAACTCTTTCTTTTCTTAAACTAAGAGTTTCTGAAGTACTTAAACCAATCTTTGGAGACCCGGATGCTCTATCTAATCGAAGTGTAGAACCGAAACTAAAATTAACTGCTTGACTTTCTAGTAAATTAGTAGTTCTGGGTTTTGGAGTATCTAAGAAAGAAGGAGATATTGTTTCAACTTCAAATCCTCTTACATATGCCTTTCCTGGTCCCAATTTATAAACCATCAAATCATCAGATGGTTTCTGACCAGAATCAGTTAATTGGTTATCGTTAAAAACACCACCATTACCTTTTCCATTATTTAAACTTTCCTTACAGAAAGCATCAAATGCTTTAACATAATAATTTCCAGATTCGTCAAAAGTTCTTCTAGCAAACTCTTGTGCTAAAATATTATATTCAGTCTTATTGTTTATCTTCCTTAAAACACCATTTTTTACATTAGCTAGTTCAACAAAATTAGGAACATCAAAAGTATCTAAAGATTTCTTTGCTAACGTTGCTGTAATTTTTAATCTATCTGCACCAGGAGCAGCAAAGTTATTAAAACCATTAGCATTATCATTTAGAAAAGAATCTTGATCAGCATTTACAATTTCTTCAAGAATATCTAATCCTATTCTATAACTTGGCTTATCACTATATTGATCTAGAATTAAAATCTCGGTGTCAACTTCTACTAGATATCCTCTTAAGAAATAAACTCCTTCATTCATTCTAAATGCAGATCCAATAGAACATGCATTAGATGAAATTGTTTTGGAGAATCCTTCTCCTGCAGTAATAAAACTTGTTCCAAAAGTGATATTAGAATCTGTAATTAAATTCTCCCCATCACTGAAATCTCTTACAGAATTATTGGTACCAGATTCTCCATAACTTACATAAAGTGTAATATGACCCCTATCAGATTCGTCTGCAGTAATTACCTTTTCTATTTTTGCAGTTACACCACTAGATTCTCCTCTGATGTAAACACCAACTAAGTTATCCAGATATAAAGATACAGGAATCCCAAGAAAATTATCTTCAACTTCTACGGCATAAAATCTATTAATATAAGTTAAATCACCAGGAATTATTTTGGCACCTTCTTTAAAGAAGTGATTGCCAAATTGCTCAACCTGATTTTGCAGCATCGACTGCAAAGTAGTAAGCTCTCGCGCTTGAACCGGATACCCAGGTTTAAATAAGACTTTATAGTAGTCTTGTGCTTTACCGCCTATTTCTGGTTCATTAAAATCATCAAAATAGGGAGCTACGTTGAGATTGGTTTCCTGAGACATAATTCCTTAGAATTGCAAAATAACTTTGATATCTTCTTTTTGGTTGGATGATCTAGTAATTGCCGGTCTATTATCAACGTAAATAATATTACCCGAATATTTTTTCACTTCTGGCTGTGCAACACCCTTAATAAAAGATTGTCCTAAGTTATAGGTACGACTATTTATTACGGTATTTATACCAGGATTTGCGGTGCTACCAAAAGTAGTTTCAATTCCCAAAGTAGCACTCCCACCAATAATGTTAAAAGATCCTCCACTACCTATATCGGCAGTAAATCTTTGCATTATAAACCCATAAGTTGGCGAAGTATTTTTAGTTCCATCTGTGTTAAAACCACAATGGAATTTATCTTGCCAATACTTCAGAACTCCAGTATTCTGATCATAAGAAACTACTCTACCAAAAGCAGTTGATCCAATTCCAATAGTTTGAGTAATTTGATCATCGGGATCATAAGTTACTCCACTATATCCTGCACCTGCTAATTTTAATGCATAAACTGCACTTGCTTTATCAGATTCAAGATTTGAATCCGAATCATATGCTTTAGGACTTTCTACAACTCCAACCCTAGCAATTTGATTACCAGTTACAAAGTCAGGATTGTCGGTATCATTCTCAATTCTAGAATAAAGAAGAACATTATAAGCACCCAACTCTCTATAAATGTCTGCACCATGACCTCCTGGAGGAGGGATAATAACATTAAATGCAGCATCCGTAGTTCCAGTAATACCTTTAGCAGCAAGATCTAAAGTTCCAAAAGTATATCCAGATCCACCATTAGAAATGGTTACACTAGATACCTTAGAATCATTATTAGTTGTAACTGTTGCTTGTGCTCCAGATCCATCACCCTTAATAGGAATTTGTGTATAAACTTTATTAGCAGTTCCTACACCAACTCCTCTATTAGTAATAGTGACAATCTTAAGTTGACCACTAGTAGCAGCATTTTTTCTAACAGCAGCATCACTAGTATTAGTTGCCCAATCCTGAGGAACAGGCATATATTCTATAGAATCAAATTTAACAATATCACTTGGGCTAATAGTATAAAGATACTTCCAAACATATCCATCTCCACTAGTTCCTGCTGATCTTGGTTCTAAATCAGTAAAGGTTGGTTCATCAAGAGAAGGTCTCCCTGAAGGATTATCAGGAGAAGTTCCGTTTTGAAGACAAATATAAACTCTATAATCACTATTCATCACATAGTAATTTGCAGAATATAAGTCTACTGCATCAGAAGGTTTAGAAACATCAGTTGCTCTAATATTATTACGATACATATCGTAACTAATACCAGAAGTCCAAGTTGTCTTTCTAATGACTTGCCTTACATCACTTTTATTAATCTTTTTCAATGCAATCATCGTATCCCAATAATTATTCTCCTGATTAAAATTGTCAACAGGAGAAGGTGGGGTAGTATCCCAATCCGATTCATAATCCGTAGGATTAGGTAAACCAACAAAAGAATAATAAGAGTTGGCTGTTGAAGCAACTCCTGCTACAAAATTCTTGGCATTTAATATACGAAGTTGATCAGTTATAATGGCAGCCATTTTGACAATAGTTTTTTTACTTATTTAGCGGTGTAGTTAACTATAATTATTCGCCTTAAGTGGATGAACTCTTCTGACTATTCCGCCAGTAGAAATTCCGACCACTCCATCATCAGTATATGCATTATATGCTTGAGCATTCTTTCTGTTTCCAAAGAGAACTTTACCCCAAGAGAAATTACCATAGTAAGAACTATATCCAAGACCACTTATAGAATTCCAATCTTTAACACTAACAGTTACCTTAGCAACTGCAGTTAAACCAGCACCTGTCTTAGATTCTGCTGCGGTTACTCCAATAGAAACAGCAGCAACTTCATACACATTATCTATAAAGGTAGATCCTATTCCTAAGGTGCTACTATTTTGATAGAGAGAGGTTACTCCATTACCAATTCTAGAATTGCTAACAGTAAAGTAATATCCTGTTGCAATACCACTTACGGTAGTAACTCCAACAATATCAGAATTTCTAAGTTCTGAATCAGGTGGAATGAATAGATCAAATACCAATCCAGTTGATGCTACACCAACAGTAGTTGTATGCACACCACTAATAATTCCAAAATCACCTTGATAAGTTACTTCGGTTGCTTTTCCTTTAATGAGATTTGGAGCAGCAATCAATACTTCAGGTGGATTAGTAGAAGTATATCCCGATCCTGGAGTAGAACCAATAGTAATAGCATTTACTACACCACTACTTAGAGTTGCAGTTGCATATGCTTGATTATCTCCAGGAGTAGTTCCCAATCCAACAGGAGAACCAATAGTAACAATAGGTGCAGATGTGTAACCATATCCACCCTCACTAATACTGATAGAAGTAATAGTTCCTGCAGTAGAAACATTAGCAGTAGCAGCAGCGGCAACTTTACTATCCTGAGAGATAAGTTCTATAGTATCAGTATTAGTAGTAGTATTATTCTCATTTAAAGGATCAAAAAATGGTCTAGCATTTTGAACCCATGCACATGTTGAACCAACACCAACATTTTGAATCAAATGTGAAGTGGGTTGAATAATAGGTTCGTAAAGATTTCTATCTTTTCCAATTCTAATACCATCAATAATCTTATCCTTAGTCTGTCTACACCATTTAACAGGTCTTAAAACAGTAGTATCAGTAGTAATTCCAGGACCAGCATAGGGATTAGTTTCTACAGAATCAGTAGTATTAATTCCAGTAACAACTCTTTCATCTTGAAGCATTCCAAATCCTTGGTCAAAACGAGGTTCATTTCTTAATTGTAATTCATCACCAACTTTTACTGTTTCTAATACATCTTTAAAGACAACATCTACACTACCAGTTCCTTTATAATAAAGAACTTTAGTTGAATCACCTGCTTTCAGAGGTTCAGTAAATTTAACAATACTTCCTCCACTAAATGTATATGCTTCTCCAGGTTTCTGAAGAACATCATTTACAAATATAAGAAGAGTTGATTGAACATCTATACTAGATCCCTTTGCAGATCTAATAGTTAAGAAATTATCATTTAGCTTAATAGGGAATGTCTTATTATTTCCATCACATAAAGCATCCCAATTATCCAATACTTGAAGATCTCCAATAGACCAACCAGCAAATGCATCACTAAAAGTATTTTCTAATGAAATCTGGAATTCTTTATATGGTAGACTAGGATCAGTAGGAATTCCGGCACTTCCACCAGTATTAACAGTGAGAATTTCACCTTGACCGAATCCATATCCTGTTTGTCTAATTTCAAAATCAATTACACTAGATCCCTGACCAACTACAACATCAATTGTCGCAAATGTTCCAATTCCTTGTGCAGATTCAGAACTATAAATTAAGGCAAGATTAGAATATGAAAGTGGATCATCAATTTTAACTCCTAGTTTTTTCTCAACCTTTCCACCTCTAGCATAAATGTGCTCTCTAGTTGATACACCAACATTTACTTCAAATGCTTTCTCATTAACTATTCTGCTAACAGGGGTTCCACCAGATGCAGGATCTTGCTTACTTGAAGAGAAGTTATTTGCTCTAGGTGCCATAATAGCAGCCTGAACAGTTCCACCACCTTGATAGAATGTAGGAACAGTAGATATACCAACATTGACTGTGAATGTAGTTGTGGTTCCAACACTTTGAATGGGAACTCCACCATAACCTGGATCAGGTTTTCTAGGATAACTATGCTCAGTAGCATGAGCATCTCTAGCACAAGTAAAGGTAAGAGAATTTTGTGCAATCTTTATATTTCTTCCAGCAGTCAAACTATGACCTGCACCAACTGTCATTACAAGATCACCAGTAGCAGCATTATACGTAGCAGCAGATACATCATCATACTTCAGACTAGATATACCAACTTGTAATGTAAGAGTATTTACAGTGGTAGATGCAATTGAAATCGCAGTATCATAATATGGATCTGTTGCTCTTGGATATGAATGCAATGTTGCATTATCATCCATTGCACATCTGAATACTATTGAACTTTGTGCAATAGAAACGGTATTAGTTCCTGCTAACAATCCATGATTAGCTACAGTAACTGTCATAATACCAGTAGAACCAGTATACTGTGCATTAGAAGGAGTATATCCCAATCCAGTATTAGATGTTAAAGCACTACTTGCTGCACTAACAAAGGAGTGTAGATAATCACCACCAGAAACTATAGCGTTAGCAGAAGCCCGTTTAAATGTATGAGCGTATTGATCTCCACCTGCTGCTACTCCAACATTAACTGTAATATCAGTAGTAGATGTGGATGCAATAGATACGGAATTATTATACGCATAATCCTGACCTCTAGGATAATAATGCGTAGAAACACCTGAATCAATAGCACAGGTCATTCCTAATCCAGTAAAGATTACAACGCTTGATTTACCAGTTGCATTAAATCCATGAGCACTAGTTGTTGTAACTGTCATAATACCAGTGGTACTGGTGTATGCAGCGGTTGAAATTGAAAGTGGAGGAGCATACTCACATGTCATTGCAATTCCCGAAAGAATAACATCTTCACCTCTTTCTAACTTATGAGGCAAGAAAGTAGTAATTGTTGCTAATCCAGATGCTCCACTATACTCAATATTTGTAAGTATTTGAGGTTTGTAGAATACTTGTGGATTAGTAATTGCTATTCCAGTAATTCCACCATTAACAATTTGTGCAGTACCAATTCCAGTGTAATTTGCGGCATACAAACTGGATGTTTGAATAGCAACATTAACAGTTGGTTGAATATCAAGTCTATAACCAGATCCACTTGTTCCAATACCAATGGCTGAAATGGTTCCTGCAACAGAAACTACAGCGGTTCCACCTGCCGCAACAAGAGGTTGTAAACCAAATCCTTCGGTAGATCCAACAGAAACAATTACTCCACCAACAGGAACATTAGCATTATTAGGATCATAGGTAGCAGAAGATGCAGTTCCTGTAAAGAATATACTAGAAATTCCAGCACTTTCTTTCATCTCATAATCTTCTACTTCACTTTGAACACCCTGCGGTCCTTGGAATATACCATTAACTAAGACAACAGCATTACTTGTAGAGAATCCTGTTGCATTAGATCCTCCATCTTTTTTCAGAGTAAAGGTTTTAGCAATTCCGGTAAATTGGTTAGAAATATCATCAAAGATAATATTATTAGCATAAGTCTCTGCAATAGTACCAGTGACTCCACTCCTCATAAAGGTTCTACCTTGGAAAGTAGAATGAGTGGATATTCCTACCCAATCCCTATCATCTGGTGCATTAGTAGTTGAGGAGATAGGATCAGGTCCATAAGGTGCTTCAACAAAATGAATTTTATTTTCACGAATATTATAATTACCCTCATAGATCTGAATCATATCTCCAGAACTATGAGTAGAAAGACCAGTTCCCATCCATGGTCTCTTAACTAATACTACGTTTGTGCTTCCTAAACCAACAGTATTAATTTTCATAATTTCTTCATTAATCTTTATCAGATCTCCACTGAAGAATGATGTTATTCCACTAAAGGTTAATTTTTCATCTAAAAGAGTTAAATCTTTTGCAAGAGTCGTAGTAACTGATCCACCAACAATAGGTGACTGGAAGAAGTTGTCAATTGCTACTATTGCTTTAGCATTTTGATTAGTAGATGTAAAGGAGTGAGAAGTTCCAATACCAACAGCACTAATATCAAATACTACAGGGTTTTGTAGTAAAGCTTTCTCTGCACTAGCGGCAAATTGTAGAGTGCTATCATTACTCTTAACTGCATATACTGTAGAAGGTAATTTAGTAGTTACTCCAATACCAGGAACAGTGCTAGAAGCAATACTAATTGCTTGAGTAGTTCCAGATCCTGCATAAGAATACTCAAGTTTTTCTCCAGTTACAAAGTAATGATCAGGAATAGTAACAGTATCTGCAGAAACACTAACTAAGGAGGTATCACTTGCATCAACAAATCTCTGGAAGATTGGTCTCTCGTTATGAAGTAAACCAAATGTTCTCTTAATATCACTCTCTGTTCCGTAATATTCTCCATAACTGGAATTAATTACTGCATTATTGAAATCAATAGAACTGTTATTAATGCTTGATTTAACAAGACTCAAAACATTTTGGAAGACTCTTACCTGAACCTTAATATTATGATTAGGAATAAAGGTTAAATGCTTTCTATCAGAACCATCAATATTTGCACCTATCGTTCCTAAACCAGTTGTATGTAATTGAACATTACCATATTCAGTTAAGGTATTATAATCATCGTCATCACATGCAACAACCTCACACATTTCATAACGCTTATTAGTTGTATCTTCTAATTGAACAACATAATATGCACCATGAGAATCTGCATGATATTCAGCAATAGTGTTTATTCCAGGAGTTCCTGAAGCAGCAATTGAAGTATACCAAGAATCAAGAAGACCTGTGCTTAATTCTTCTGCAGTTCCAACTCCAGTAGCACCAGAAGTGCTGCTGGCAATAGAAACACTAAGAGCATTAATACTATGTCCCACTCCAAGAGCAGAATCTGGTGTAAAGTCAATTTTAATTCTTGATCCTTCAAGGTAAGAATAATAAGTTCCCAAACCACCAATATTATAAGGAGTCAAATTATTATCTGCTAATTGACCATACTCAACCATATCAACAGTTGATCCATCATGAATAAGATTTAATTCATCAAATTCAAAATAAGAATCATCATTTGCTCCAATTTCTACTATAACCTTAGCAGAACGATATGTAGAAGCAATTCCTACAATTGTTGTTGCCGAACTTGATCCACTAGCAATTTCAGTGTGATGAGAATTGATTTGAACAATACTTCCACAAGATGTGCTGCCTATTCCTGAATTATTACTCTTAAGATCATGAGAAATAAATGTAACATCATAATCATTAACTGAATACTTAATTGGATAGAACTGAAGTTGTCCTTTAGTTCCACTTATACTCCAATCAAATGAACCCAAATCAGGATGAGTTTCTACTCTTCCATACTGATTAAGATATCCATTAACTCCATCGTGCAATAAAGATACAACAAGAACTTGTCTTTCTTGGGTATATCTTTTATCTCTTACATAGGTGAAAAATTTCCTGCTTCTTGCTGCAGTTAATTCATTATTGTCAACCACAGCAAATCTTGTTGCTCTTGGTTGGTGATTAAATTTACCACTAAAATCATCTATTGTAAGAACTCTATTTCCTTGGGATTCTGAATAATCACTTAATACTCTATTTTCAAAAACTATTTCATTAGATACTAATCCATCATTTATCCTAATTGCTTCTTCTGAAGCAAGATCAAAAGTATAAACACAATTCAGATTTCCCTTACCAAACATATCAACAGTAACATCAGCAGTACTGGTTTCAGCAAATCCTACATTTGGATTATCTGGTTTACTCTCGATAATTAAATCAGAAAACTTCAAGAATCCAGCAGTGTGATTTAAAGCACTAACTGGCTCATTCCAAGTTTGATAAGGAACTTCAGATTTCAAAGCATAAGAGAAATACTGATAATAACTGTTATCAGGCATTCTTTGAACATTATTATTCAGCATTCCTGTATCATATATCCATCCCTTATTAACTGATGAATAGGGTCCTAATTTAATATAAGAATCAAAATCAATTTTACTATTAATAACTCCTTTCGTAGATGAAGTTTGACCACTAAGAATTTCTCCAATTTCAAGTTCACTATTAGTTGAAACTTTAAGAGTTTCAATCTTATTATTCCAACTTTCAACTATTCCTTCTTTGTCACCAGTAGCAACAGTTTCTCCCACCAAGAAATCATTAACTTTTAATTTAATATCAAATATAGGGAATTCTTTTTCAGGAATTACTCTACCAAATGAAGTGTTAGGATCATAATAACCAGGATATGCTCCACTCTCCAAAACACTAGACATATCATAAACAAGAGATCCTGTATTACCACCTAAAGCAGTATTAACCTCAGTTATTGGGAATAACTTATAATTATATGC